GTCTTTGACACTGATGATGACCTTGGAAAGCGCACCCATGGGCGCGTGGAGAGGGGCTTTCTCAAAGGAGGCTCTCCCGGCGTGTACATCGAAAGCGCCGAGCTCCGCGACATCCCCGGCATGGGTACCGTGCCTGTGGTTACCAAGTGGGAGCTTATGGAAGGCTCTGTGGTATCGGTACCCTCTAACCCGTCATCTCTTATGTTGTATAATAAGGACGGCCTGTGCCTGTCCTCCGAAGATGTAACCCTATCTCTCAACTCTCTTATCAAACCCAAAAAAAACCACATGGAAACATTGCTTACCGCCGAGGCATATACTGCCCTTGGCTTGGACAGCGGAGCCGATGGCAAAGCGCTGTCTGCTGCCATTACTGAGCTCTCTGCTCAGAAAAAGGCTGCTGAAACCGCCCTCAGCGAATTTCGTCAGCAGCGAGCCAAAAGCCTCGTTGAAGGAGCCATCAAGGATGGCCGCATCAAGGAGGACAAAAAGGAAAAGTTTCTGAAGCTTGCCACAGACAACTACGAGCTTGCCTCCGAGCTGTTGCCTGAGGTCGCCCACGCATCTGCAAAACCCAAAAAGACCCTCTCGGAGATGGCCACGCGGAGCGCCGATGGTGAAGACCGTTCCAAATGGAACTATATGAAATGGCTCAAGGAGGATCCTACTGGATTGTCGGCGATGGACGTCGATGAGCGCGAAGCCCTTAAGGCTGCCTTTAAACGCAATTAACCTTTCTCACTTAATAAGAACCTACGATGCCAAACTTACAGCAAGAAATCTGGACCGATATCCTTCTGGAAGGATTCTACCCCAAAGGAGCATTTATCAATGAGTCGCGTGACATGTCCGCACTGGTTGAGAACAATATCATCAACCTGGCCGAGGCCGGTGTTAACCCTGAGGTGCTCATCGATAACACCTCCTATCCCATCCAGGCATCCACGCGCGAGGACATCCCTCACGCTCTGCCTTTGCGCACTCTGGACACTACCACGACAATCGTTCGCAACATCGAAGCGATGGAGGCCTCTTACGACAAGATGGCCAGCGTCCTGTACGGTCACCGCTCCTCGCTTCAGAGTGCAGCGACACGTCTTGCCGCCTTCAACTGGTCGCCAGCCTCGAACTCACAGTACACTCCGGTGCTCAGCACATCCGGGGGCAACAATGGATTCGGAAAACGGCGCCTGTTGTTTGAGGACGTGCTGCGTCTGTTTACGCGCTTCAATGAGGCTGACATCCCCGATGAAGGGCGTGTGTTGGTGTTGAGTCCACAGCATGAGTCTGACCTGATGCTTCAGGACCTGGCCATGTATAAGGCCCTGATGAACACCAGTAGCCTTTTCGGGTTCAAGGTGTTCAGGACTTCGGCATGTCCCAAGTTCAACGGTTCCGGCGTCAAGCTCCCCTTTGGAGCCACCGTCACAAGCGGGTACGCCGCCGCCTCCTTCGCATATCACAAGGACGAAGTTGTCAAGGCCATGGGTACCGTGGAGATGTTCTCCAAGCTCCGTGACCCGGATCAGAAGGGTGACGCCTTCAACTTCCAGATGCGCTACATGGCCCTTCCGCTGAGAAACAAAGCCATTGGGACCATCTACTCCGCAGACGCTTCGGCTCCTGTAGTGGTGCCTTATATCTCCCTGTCTCCCTCGACCCTTGATGCCTTTGCCAAAGAGGGTGGTGTACGCTCTCTGGTGGTGAATGCCTCCGGAGCCTGGACGGTAGCTAACGACGATGCTGCTGACACCTGGTTGAGCGCTGTCAAGGACGGAGACACCGTGCGTGTGACTGTCGCCGCCAACAGCGAGGAAGATGCTCCTGCACGTGATGGCTCTATCACCGTCAACGTTACGGGCACCTCGGCTTCGGCTTCCGTAGCTATCGCACAGGATGCCAACCCGGCCAGCTAATAGGCTATGACAGAAGTTCTGATTGTGTTGATTCCCGTCGTGGTGAGCAACCTGTTAACATGGGTGCTCACCCGGCGTGGAAACAATGCAGGACGCAGGCTCTCCGATGTGAGCTCGCTGCATTCAGAACTGGATATCTACAAAACCCTCCTTGCGGACAATAAGCAGTTCCTGCAGGAGGCGCGAGACCAGATAGCAACGCTGTCCTCAGAGGTGTGCTCGCTGAAAGATACTAATTCAGCACTCATTCAAAAGGTGGCCGAGCTCACAAAGGTCAACGAACAGCTCGACAGGGAGCTCAAGCAACTCAGAAAACTTGTCAAACAGAACATCGATGAAAACAAGCTCCAGAGGGATTGCCCTGATAAAGAGCCACGAGAGGCTGCGACTGCAGGCATATAAGTGTCCGGCAGGAGTGTGGACCATCGGATGGGGACATACCGGCAAAAATGTATTTCCGGGGGATAAGATCACCCTGGAGGTCGCTCAGAGCCTGTTCGATTTCGACCTGAAGAATGCACAGGATCCAGTCGATGCCCTGGGCGTTCAGCTCACACAGGGGCAGTATGATGCCCTGGTGTCATTTTGCTTTAACCTCGGTGCCGACAAGTTCTCCAAGAGCACCCTCAGAAAGATGGTGCTCACCAATGCGATCAATCCGGCAATACGCAAGCAGTTCGACCGATGGGTGTATAGCAATGGCGTGGTGCTCCCGGGACTGGTACGACGCAGAAAAGAAGAGGCAGACTTATACTTTTCATAACACAACCATGAAGCTATTCAAACGCATTAAAAATGCTTTCAAAAACGCCTGGAATTGGCTGCGGTCCGGGATAAAGGAGACCTATGAGAGGCTCAAGTCAGAGACGCCAGCGTTCTTCGTCAAGATCCGCAACACGGCTCTTGTCGTGGCCACTGCCTGCGGTGGTGCTACCGTCTTTTATGGAAACCTTCCGGACTCTGCCCTTGGCTTTGTGCCCACGTGGCTGATTCGTACCATGACGGTCACGGGATTGTTGGCAGCCTTCATCGCTCAGTGTGCCAGAAAGGATCCTTCACAGCAAAAAGACTCGGCTGCATGAGACTATTTGCCTTCATACTGACATCTATCCTGATTACCTCCTGCTGCAGGTACTCACGCTGCGTGGAGCGTTTCGGGGCTACAACGGATACGATACGTGTTCCCTACGAGCGCATCGTTCCTGTGGAGGTTATCGTGCCCTCAGACAGCACCCAGATAGCTCTGGCCGTAGATAGTATCCTGAAGATGAGAGAAGGTGTTGTTTATAGGTCAACCGACACCATTTCCAGAATACAGATGTCCTATATGCGCCGTGGTGCCACGCTACTGGTAAAAGCGGTAACAGACACCTTAATTCTTAGGGATACCGTGGTAGTAAAAGACACCATAACCATACCGCCACAGACAGTATTCGTGAAGCCTCCTTCCCTGATTAAAAGGGCGTTGTTGCGTTATACCGCCTTCGCTGGCATAGCACTTCCCTTTGTGACATTGCTCCTGTACTTACTATTTAAACGTCGCTAATATGGCCAAGAAAACACAAAAAAACGCTGTGCCCAAGCCACAGTTACAAGAAGGCAGCAGTCCTGCCGAACCTGTTGAACAAGAGGTGGTCATGCCATCGCTGCAAGAACGCGCCAGAGAGGTGATGCTGGATCACTCCCTCAAGGAGATCTGGTACTCTCCCGATGGGTTTTTCTTTTCCAAAAAGGACCTTGCTCTTATGCACATGGGGCGTGGTGGCGAACAGCCTCAGTACTTTTCTCTCACTTAACACTTCATAAACATGCTTCCTCGCGTTAAGATCTATTTTCAAAACGGAGTCCTTGGCTCCACGACGCCCTCCGAAGACGGTGTGGGCGCTCTGCTATGTAATGGCGTTGCCGTTACCGACAAGCTCACCTTGGGCACTCCTTACCTGATATCCTCAATCGATGATCTGGCTGACCTTGGCATCACCTCAGAATCCGATGACGCCAACAAGGCCATCTACAAGGTCGTCAGGGAATACTATTCTGAGGCCCCAGAAGGCAGCCGTTTGTGGCTGATGGTCGTCGCTGATACGGTAACGATGACTCAGATGTGCGATGTTGCCGGTACTCACATCAAGCCCCTGATCCTGGCCGGTGGCGGAGACATCAATTTTGTGATGATTTCGCGCACTCCGGCTTCTGGATACACGCCAACGGTCCTCGATGGTCTCGATGGTGATGTTTTCACGGCCATGGCTAAGGCCCAGGAGGCTGCTCAGTGGGCCACCGAGTCACGCTATGCACCCTGCATCTTCCTGCTCGAAGGACGCTCCTACTCTGGTACCGCCACGGCACTGAAGGATCTCACTGAGGGCGAAGACAACCGTGTGGGGGTTCTGATCGGGGACAGCATCTCTGGAAGTGCTGGCGCCGCCATTGGACTGCTTGGTGGGCGTATCGCAGCTATCCCGGTACAACGCTCTATTGCACGGGTGAAGACCGGAGCCATCAATGCCGATGCCCTGTATATAGGGTCGGTCATCCCACAAAAGGGAGATCCTGATGTTATCAGCGATAAGGGATACATCACCTTCCGCTCGTTTGTCGGCAAGGCAGGGTATTTCTTTACTGACGACCGTCTGGCCACTGATATCTCTGACGACTACGCCCTGATTCCCAGACGACGTGTTGCTGACAAGGCATACCGCCTGGCATATCGCACCGTAGTCGAGGAGATCGGAGAGGAGGTGCCCACGTCCTCGGATGGTACTCTTCCAGGACACTACGTGAAAGCTCTGCAACGCACCGTAGAGTCTGCCCTGGAGCGGT